CAAAGATGTTTTTCTTGATTCCTCTACGAATCATGTAGGATTTAGTACCAACTTCGAATTCTATTTCTACTAACAAACCACCATCATTAATAGAATTTATTAATTGAGGTCTGTTAATTCTTCTAAATGGTTTGCTAAACAAAACAAAACACAAGGCGTCTAATACGGTGGATTTTCCTGATCCATTTTCACCAACAATCAGAGTTGTTGTAGCATTATTTAAACACATTTCGGTGAACTGATTTCCTGTACTTAGGAAATTCTTCCACCTGATATTCTTAAAATATATCAAGGTCTAATACTCTTTTAATAATTCCGGTTTTCCGATTTCGTCAACGAGCTGGTCAGTAAGGACATCTATGATGTGTTGATTCAAAGTAGTCTTCTTGTCGTGAGCTTGAAGTGCCAATTTCAAAGCAACTTCTTTATCTAGATCAAGTTCTAGTGTACTTGTATCTTGTATCACAATACCTCTACTTCTTTTTTCTCTATCTCTTTGTCTTTCAAATTCATCCATATCATAGTTTGTCATTTGGTATCTTCCTTCTCTTTTCAGCCTTTCGGCATAAGTTTCTATCATACTGCCTCTACAGTTAATGCTTCATTGTACAAATTTGTCATTAACATATTTAATTCAACCTTTTTTTCTATATTTAATGAGTCAACATATTTACTCAAAATAGTTAAAGTATCTTGAGCTTCATCTATAATCTCATCATCTTCCATGAATTCTAAATCTGAAAAATTTTCAACTACTACTAGATTGGCTACATTCGCTGTGTACAATTTATCTAATACAGTATCAAACCAAAAGGGATTTGTTTTCTTTTGTATTACTACTTTTACATGTGTATTCTCATATTCACTATAATCTTTTTCTGTCAATGATTCAAAAGTTTCTTCGCTGTCATCATAATACAACTTTCTGAACATTCTATATGGGTTCTGTATAAATTCTAGTTCTCTTGTCTCTGTATCAAAGATGTGAAAGCCTCTAGGATCTTTATAATCACTCCATGTTATTTCATAAGGATTTCCCAAATAGTAAATCGTTCCATTATTTGACTTATGATGAAAATGTCCACTCATAGCCATATCAAATTTATCAAAAACTTTTGCTTCAACACCATCATGACTCCATGAACCAATATGTTGTTCAAAACCTTTTACTTCAAGATGTCCCATAAGAATTTGACATTGAGTGTTTGTGATTGCTCTCATACACTCACCATAGTTATCTTCATTTATCCATGGCATCATTAAAATACCCAACCCACCAAAATCTACTTCTTTAGGTGATGGATACATCCAAGGTTCTACTTTACCTTCATGACTTGTAAAAATTTCTTGGAGAGAGTTTAGTTCGTTGGTGTTCTTATGGAAGGTATCATGATTACCAATTATTATATGAGTATCAACTCCTAGTTTCCAAAGGCGTTCAATAAAGTTTGTGCGCAGATCATTTAATATCTTAAAATTGATAAACTTTCTACGATCTACCATATCACCTAAATGAATTAGGGTTTTAATATTATGCTCTTCAAGGTAAGGAAAAAACACATTATCATAGAATTTTTTAAAATAATTCAAGAATGTGAGGCTATCACCACGAGCACCCCAATGTGTATCTGTAATAAGGGCTATTTTCATGCTGCGTTCATAAAAAGTTCTAATTTAGATTCAGTCTTTTTGACTATTTTCTTTTTTCTACTCTTTTCAAAATTATCTACAAACTCATCAACCATTACCTTAAAATCAGAGTTTTCATAATCACTAAGAGTTATAAAATTATTATTAGCAGCTTCTTGATCCATATATTCAGGAGAAACTTCATAGTTTTGCATACTCTTATATTTAATATACAACTGTTTCTTTTCTTTTTGAATTCTTCTTATAAAAGCGTAGTATATTATTTGAGTAAAATATGCAAATGGATTATTTGATTTATCTGGATTGAAATTGTGGATATAATGTAGGCAGTTTTCTATCCCATCAGAAATCATGTCATTTTTAAATGCATAATTTATGAAATTCGGTCTGAATGATAACCTTTGAGCGATTTTTAGAAATACTGATCCTAAATATTCGGTAATCATTGGAAGCTCGTCATTGTTTTTCTTAGCTTCGTTATATTCTCGCTTATATTCGATCATTGCCTCTAAAAATTTGGCATTGTCTACATAATGAGCTTTATTTACTTTTGATTTTCTTTTGGCCATATTTAATTTCTATAAACTGTTGACATAATATCTATTATATCATAAAAACCACTATTGTCAACCTATCTAATTCATGAATCCGTCTGGTTCAAAATCGGCTAAAATATTTGACATTTTACTTAATTCTTCTTGTTGAGTAAGATTATTGTCTTCTTTTACAGAATTTACATAAAAATCTAGATATTGTTCTCCTAAATTTGAAACAGTCATAATACATCTTGCAGCCAAAGGTACAAATGTGGTATCTGTAAAAGGTAACCATTTAAGTAATGCTAACTGTGTTTGACCTGTTTCATCATTGCGGTTTATTAAAACTTTCATTGGCCAATGTAATTCCAAATAACCATTATCTTTACTTTTATCGGTCACTAATACTTTTGAAAAAATTATTTCTCCATTATCTAGCCGAATTACTTTTAAGTCTTCTTTATCTAATTCTGCCATTTATGCCTTGAGAGTAATATTATAAATTTTATAGGGAAATTTCTCTTCATCATATATTTTCATTCTATCTTCATGATGTCGATAAGCATAGTTCTTTCTGTTCTTCCATCTCAAATCATCCGCAATATCATACAATACCGTTTCTTGATTATTGTCTGATAATCTTAATCCTCGACCTATCGATTGAAGATTTCTGATGCGAGATTTAGAAGGAGAAGCGAAAATAATGTTATGAAGATTCCTAATGTTGATGCCGGTACTGAATACCCCATAACTTGCCACGATGATGGCGTCTCGTTCTGTTTCTGCAATTGCTCGTATTTGTTCTCTGGTTTCTGTTTCAGTTCCTCCAAATACGAAAAAAGTTTTCCTATTGTCATCTGTTTTCTCCTTGATCATATCGTATAAAATACGTCCATGTTTTTTCACTAATCTAAAGAGTAGCAAAGTATTTCCTTCAAGTGATAATACTAAGTTTCTTATATATTTATTTCTTTTTTCGTGTCCAACTATAAATTCTAGTTCATCTGCATATTTAATTTTTGTAAACTGTTGACATAATTCTTCTGAATATTTTAATACTACAATATCTATACGGAATGGGGCTAATTGTTTTCGATCAATCAATTTTTTAGTTGTTGTAACTTTATAAACCTTGCCAAATAGACCTTCAAGTACTAATTTGTGAGTTTGTGTGCCATCCAATGTTCCTGTAGTACCAATTCTGTATTCTGCGTTCACACATTTTGTCATGATAGAGGTAAGTGATTTTGATTTAAATCCATGTGCCTCATCACCAATCACCAATTTATATGGTTCGAATATTTTCTTTTGAAGTTTGTAAATAGATTGCCATGTAGAAATAACTACCAGTTTATCTGAAACTTTATCTTGTCCGGCATAAACTTGATGACAATATTTGGTAGAATCCCATCCATATTCTTGAAAGTCTGCATATAATTGAGAAACTAAGGAAGTGGTAGGAACTATTATTAAAGTCTTAACGTTAAGTGCTCGAACTATCAAATATATGATTAAAGATTTACCACTTGCGGTAGGAGATACTAATAAACTTTTCTTGTATGATAAGGCATGATGAAATCCTTCAAGTTGATAGTCTCTTGGTTCAAATGGTAATTTTAAATCCGAAAGAAATTTTTCATTTTTTTCTATTTTGAGTGGCCTCCACCAATCACCATCCGGAATTACTTGATAATTTCTCTTTTCAGCAAATATAAACACGTATTCAAGTAAACCACTATACAGTAATCTATTATGAATATTGAATAGTCTAATCTTACCATCCCATATTTTCATACGATATGCTGGCATGAATGTATGACCCGGAACAGTAAATG